TATCCTTCCCGGATAATGGGTATCCATTCAATAAAATCACAATCATACATACTCCTTTCATTATAAGTAGATATATACAATATAACATACACAATCGGTAGTGTAAATACAGAGGGATTATTATGGCAGGGTTTGGTGAGGGGATAAAGAATGTTGGTCAAGAGGTAGAATATACCCCTGACCAAATAAAAGAATTGATAAAATGTAGTAAGGATATATTACATTTCCTCAAATATGTAAAAATCATCCATCCCGATAGAGGTAGGGTTACATTCGAACCATGGGATTACCAGAAAGAACTATTTGAACTCATTGATAATAATAGATTTGTGGTTGCGTTGGTTGCCAGGCAACAAGGGAAATCTATATTGGTGGCGGCATACCTTCTTTGGTATTCTATGTTCAATGATGATAAAACTGTTGGTGTAGTATCAAACAATGAAGAGGGTGCTATTGATATCCTTGATAGAATAAAAGTAATGTATGAAGAGCTGCCGGATTGGTTGAAACCGGGTCAGGTGGAATACAATAAGAAAACCATCATGTTTGAAAATGGGACAAAGATAAGGGCTAGAGCCACATCCAAAGACTCTTTCCGTGGTAGAACACTAAACATCTGTTTTGCTGATGAGTTTGCATTTGTAGATCCACAATGGAAAGCTGATGAGTTTTTCACATCTAACTGGCCGACTATTTCTGCATCAAAAGAATCAAAATTCATAATAGTATCAACACCTAAAGGGATCGGTAATATTTTCCACCAGATTTACTCTGAAGCGGAAAACGGAATCAACACTTTCAAACATTTCAAGGCAGACTGGTCTGCACACCCGGAGAGAGATATCGACTGGGCCATAGAACAAAGAAAGAATCTTGGCGAAAGACGTTTCAATCAAGAGTTTGGTATCGATTTCCTTGGTTCTGAAGCCACTCTTATACACGAAATAACACTAAAACAACTTCTTAATCAGGAAACAATTGACCCCATTCAACTTTTAGGAAAAGATAATCATCTAAGAGTATACGAACATCCAAAAAAAGAGTGTCAGTATATCATGGGTGTCGATTCAGCAAAAGGAACGGGGGAGCATTACTCAACGATTCAAGTATTTAGAGTTGACTCTGTATCACCTGTGAAATTGGATCAAGTAGCCGTGTATGAATCTAATACCACAGATCTATACGAGTTTTCGGGAATAGTAAACCGAGTTGCCATAACATACAATAATGCGTTTGCTATGGTAGAGAACAATGCTGAAGGTTCGACGGTAGTAAATCAGTTATGGTGGGAATTTGAATATGAAAACCTTGTATGTGAGGGAACCAAATCAACAAAATTGGGTATTAGAGCAACAACCAAAACAAAACCTATCGCCAATGTGTTGATGAAGAAACTTGTTGAGGATGGTTCTATAAATATCCGTGATTACAGAACGATACAACAATTCTTAACATTTCTTGATTTGGGTCGCAATAGGTTCGGTGGAAATGGTAATCCTGATGATCTTATCAGCGCTTTCTATTGGGCGTGTTATTTCTTCACCTTTGATTTACTTGACGAGACTATGACTTTCATCAAGAAGGATGAAGATGATGAAGATGATTCGTGGGGTATATTTAGTGATATCCCTGATATAGAAGATGGGTATGATGTGCTTCAGCGGTAAAACATTGGTCCCGATGCATAAATACTAATGACTGATATAAATGGAGATTTTATAAATGAGTATGACAAGAAATCAGCTTCGCCAGCGAATAGTTAGAAATCTTGGCGGGGGTATGATAAAAACAGAGCTTTGTGTTGAGCATCTTGATGATGCCATCAATACAGCCCGTGATTTGTGGATAACTTATGCTGTAGGGAACGCCACATTAGAGGTGTATTTTCTACTTTTACTAAAAGCAAAACAACATGTTTATGATTTACCGGCCGGTCTTATAGAAGTTATAGGATATGAAGATAAAATGGGTGGTATAGGATATGGTGATAGCTCGTCATTCGGTGGATATGGCCCTGGTAGATGGTATTCTGGTCCGGAACAGGGATCTACATCTTTCTTTGCCTTGTCGAACCCTCAATGGGGTGGATTGGGGTATAATATGAATGGTGGAAACCCTGTAAATAGTCTTTATACAATGGTGGATTCATATTTGGCTTTAAGTCATATGGAACTTATCAAGAAAATGAGGCACGACAAATATCAATGGAGATACCATAGGTTTAACAACCAATTGGAGATCATACCAACACCTGAATGTGGAAATCAACTACAAGTTGGATCTGTTCCTTCTAGTGGTGGGTGTCCTGGTCAATGGGATGAACAAGAACAGATTGATAGTCCCGGTTATGTAATGATTAGGGGAACTATGATGGAAGGTTGTTCTCTTCCCACATACACACCTTCTGTATCTGGATCATTAGACCCTGACCAACCTAGCCTATATCCAGAAGCTGACGAAAACATGCTGGAATATATTTATAGTCATCCTTGGATCATAGCATATTCTACAGCTTTTGCTAGAGAAACCCTTGGTTTGATAAGACGAAAGTTTGCCAACAACTCATCTTTGGGGAACGCATCAATATCATTAGACGGTGATTCTCTTGTAAGTGAGGGTAGGGAAGATAAACAGAGACTTGAGGAAGAGCTTGACTTGAAATGGTCATATGAGGGATATGGTATTGAAATGGGATAAATTTTCTGTCTAATGCCTAGGCGGAAAATGTAATAACATATTGAAATGATTACAAAAGAAAAAAGGACTAAGTAGGGACTAAGTAGGGACTAAGTAGATATTATGAAACTGATAGATAAACATTTATTGTCAGATGCTAAAGACGGAAAGATGTGTTTCCATTGCAAAAACGCACCGGCATTACCCCGAAGGGGTGTATGCCAGAAATGCTCAAATGAACTGGAATCATGGCGAAATAAGAAGAATAAACCTCAAAGTGATAAATAATGGCTTTTGATTGTGGTGCTTATACACCTATAGATAGTGTTGATTGTGCATCCAGTGTATGTAGCGGTTCCGGTATTTGTGAGCCTACAAACTGGAATATGTATGATACATCACCCACCAATCCAGAACATGCTCTATTTTTGTCAAATCTATGTGAAATCACCGACATAAGTGGTTTTCCAATAGAATTTAGATTGTTATTGCCAAAAAATGATTGGTTATGGGGTGAAGACCCTAACAATAGATTATCATATCCATCGTTTACCAAGGCTATATATGCTCCAGAGACAGAAACCAATCTACTTGATATGTTTGGTCTTACGGCCGACGATACACTTCAATACATATCAATACCAAAGGCTATATTCACAAGGGATCTCAGTATGTTATATACGGATACCTTAGGACCAAGTGCTTTTGTCAAACCACGGGTTGGTGATATATTGAAAACTATCTGGAATAACAGGAATTATGAGGTTGTGAATATATCCGAAGAGGATAACATATTTCTAGCCAAAAAGTTTGTATGGGATATGATTGTTAGACCATTCAGGTTTTCTGAACAATCCGACGAGCATAGGGAAGTTCATACCGGATTACCCGACGATCCATTTGAGACCATTGTTCCTGGCCCGAGTGGTGATGTGATACAAAACAACTATGCTACAGAAATGTTTGGTGATAACAACAACATAGACGAAGAGTCTGATAAAATATATGATTATGATGACGAAGGAATTCAGGATGGTGATTGTGATCCTGATGAAGCTGCTTTTGGAAGGTAGAATGTTGTATCGGCCTAGGCGACAAACATCATTTTTCAACGGAAAAACAATGATATAGGTTTTTGGTAATATGAGAAGATTTTTAACACAAGATGAAAACCCGGCCGATGTTATCAAGAAGATTGATGATTTTATCAGTAATAAGGATAACACTGAATCCATAATGGATGATGTTGGATCTATGATGAAAACCCTTGATAGTCTGGAAATGACGGTCAATAATATAGAAGATGAACCATACAGAAATGAGATGTTAGGGTATGTGACGATAGCCAGAACACAAATCATGAATGTTATAGATGCTTTAGACAGTATGTTGGAGGTGTAATGGCTAACAATAATGTATATATAAGGGATGACCACAGATTCTATTATCAGGCAATGAGAAAGACGATAGTTCAATTTCTTGATCTGTTTGATGGTATAGCTATCGCCAGATATGATATCCAAACCGGAAATCTAATCAAGTATGTATCTGTGCCGTTCAAGTTTGCTCCGAAGATGAAGAACTGGTATTGGAGCGAAAAAACAGACCCAGATACGGGCCAGAGGATTCGTGATAAAGTATTACCTATGATGGCATGCAATCTGGTTGATGTGGAACCAGCACAAAACCGGAAAGTAAATACAAAATATAGAGCCAGAACAAGAACTCAAGAAAATAATAATATTGAACGGTTTTTCAATCCAGTTCCATACGATTATTCATTTGAGGTGAAGATAGCGGCCGAGTATATGGTTGATATTACACAGATAATGGAAAGAATACTACCATTCTTTGATAATTATATATTTATTAGGCTGACTATCCCGGAACTTGATATCATTCCTGATGATATTCAAGAAGGGGCTCACCCTCTTGATCTCAAAGTAATATATGAAGGGTCATCAAAAGAGGAAACACTTGATTTTGATGAGGCTGATTATCGAATCATTATGTGGACGTTGAATTTTAAGGTAGAAGGATACTTGTTCAAGCCTAAATTTGATTATCCTATAATCAAAAAGGCGTTCATGGAATATGTCATACCCGATACTTTCACTGTAGAGCCTGGTATAACAACCACTACCACAGGATTATCTGCAGAGAAATATCCATTATCTGTATCTGATGAGGATATGGAAGAATCGATATATGATGAGGATATCAAAATGTTCTATAAATATGAGAAGGATTTATAAATGGCTCAAATAAACCTAAACAAAAGCTCAGGGTCCAATTATGAATTGATATTTCCGGTATTACCAATAACAAAAGGTATTCGTGATACTGAAATACTAACACTCAATATTCATGGAACTGTCATACCAGCTATATCCCTCGGGACAGAAGAGGGTAATTGGCAGGGGGGTGTTGTGCCCAGGGCTGTATCATCCCTGACATATGAACCATGGTATGTAAATTTTACTGTTGATAGTAACTGGTGTAATTGGTGGATGTTGTATAAATGGATTACCTTGATTGATGATGGTAATACTCACTATGGATTACCAACAACTGATTACTTTGCGGATGCTACACTAAATATATATGACAATTCCAATAATAGAGTTATGGGTATCAAGATTGTGAATATATATCCTACCAATCTCAATGAGGTAACTATGTCTCAAAGGGATGGTCAGGAAAACCTGGATTGTGGTGTGAATTTCAACTATACCAGAATGGAAGTGGAAAGATTGGTTATAGGCGACTAAAATAAGGTGTTTTGTATAAATACATTATATAAGAGCTTATCTATAACAGATAGAAAGGGAGTTATCAAAAGATAACAGAAATAAAGTCCTATTGAACGATTCTTCGATAGGCACAA